TCAGTTCTCGCTTTTGTCAGCGCTGTACTCCACATCAGAGAGTTTAACCTCAAGCTCTAAGCCCGTCGTGAAGCCACTATTATTCAGATTGTGAATCACCTTACTGATTAACCAAGATTGCTCGTCTATGACGCGCTTAAAGCCTGACACGCGCACCGGTGTCTCAGGGAATAAATCAGCCCTACCAAGCGCCAGCGTAATTGAAAACTCCGCAACGCCTCGCTGCAGCTTATCCCACTTAGCCTGAGCGGCGCGCATCGCCTGCGCTCTGGAAGCGTAGACCGTCGTCAGTGCCAGCACGTTATCTGCCTCACCGACCATATACTCACCTTCGTGAGCCTCCGGCTCTTTTCTGGACTTCGTCTTTTTGCTGACCGGCTTTGCTTTCGGGTGTTCCAGTGCGCGAAGGTGCTTATCTTTTGGCTGGCGTTTCAGCGTCACTTTCTGTTTTTGCGGCTTCGGGTCTTTGGTGTGCAACCATTTAGCTGTTACACCGGTATAAGCTCCGCGGTCGGCAATGGCAAACTGATGACGATCGCCGTCACTGCGGGTCAGCGTCATTTGTGGAATGGGCTTACCGCTGGCCGTCAGCGCACTACCGGCTTTCAGAAACAGGAGCTTTCCCGCTTTAACCGATACAGTCGCCCCGTTGCGGTCAGCCAGCCGGGTAAGAAATACCGCGTCGGATTCCTGCGACTGGTCGATATGCGGTACCGGGATTTGTTTCAGCGAATCCGCGACGCTGGCCGTCAGTTTGTTACGCTTTGCAATGGTGCTTACCAGCTCACCGAGGGTGGTATCGTGCCATGATTCTTCACGTCGTGAATTGAGCGTGCCGCGAAAGTCTGCGCTACGCGCACGAATGGTCAGAGTATCAGGCGCGCCCCGGTGCTCAATTTCATCAACCGTGAAATCGCCCTTATTCAGAAGCGCCGAACCCTGCCAGCCAAGCCACAGCGTCAGCACCGCCCCGCGCAGGGGTAACTCGACTTTTCCGTCAGTATCGTCGAGCTCAATGTCGAGCTGGTCAGCTTCAAATCCCCGGTTATCTGTCATGGTGAGAGAAATCAGCCTGTCACTAAAATTGCTGGTAATGTCCTGGCTGTTCAGCGTCAGCATAAATGCCGGTGCAAGGCTGGCACCGGCGTCAATGGTCATGCCCGTAATCATGTGGTCAGCCCTCCGAGCGCACCCTGCAGCTTATCGGTCAGATTACCGGCAGAGCCGAGAAGCTCGCTCGCCTGTTTATTCAGGTCGCCAAACATTGCCGTAAGTGATTCATCGGCCCGTTTTAGCGAAAGCGTGAAATCAATCTTTCTTGCCGCACCATCGCTGAAAAACTCGGCGTGCGTGGTCGACACCTTATCGATGATATACATCCCGAGGATTTTGCCGGTCCCCTCAATCAGCGGCCACGCCCTGCCCTCATCGGCCATCAGTTCCACAGCCAGCAGGGATATATGTCCGCCGGTAATGGCAGGGTAAAGCGTACCGGCAAGCTGTATTGAGGTTTCCCCCTCGCCGAGAAACTGATATGCAGGCGGTTTACCGACCCGGTCATTAGACGCCCAGCGGTAATCTTTCGAATGCTGCATTGACTGATAAGGCAGGGTACGGAGTTCAAAAACAAACATTCCCAGCGCAAGCATCATCGTTTTATCCTTCCTCAGAAATCGTGGGTCATACTGGCACGCTGGCGCGCACGTTTATCACGTTCAATCTGTTCGAGCGTGTCGCGTAACTGGCGGTCAAGCTGATGCCCCGGCGCAACACCACCCGGCAGAGTGATGTTGTATTCGCTTTTGCTCTGGTCAATGTAAGAGCGCCCCGCCGGTGCGGTAACGGGCTGATAAGCCTGATAGCCGCCATATGTGCTGGTTGCCGGGATGTAGGAATTACCCTGCGTGGCGGCGTTGGTTCTGGCGGCGGTCTGGTCCAGGCTGTCTGACTCTTTGTTGATAATGCCGAGCTTTTCGAGAAGCCAGTCGACACCGCTGCGCAGCTTGTTAAAAACATTGAGCGGAGCCGTCAAGGCCGAGGCCAGTGCCTGACCAAATATAACGCCGACATTTTTGCAGCTATCGAGCGTCTCCTGCGTGGCCTTGACCGGCGCAATCAGGTCTTTAAACCACTGCCAGACGCCGCTCAGTTTCTCACCGAGTCCGTCAAAGATGGGAGCCAGTGGCGCAAATATTTCCCCGACCGGCGCAAAGGCACTCATGATGCCCTCAATCACCCCCGAGAAAAATGCGCTGATGGGCTCCCAGTATTTACGGATAAGTAGCGCCCCGGCCACAATCGCCGCACCGACAGCCACAATCGGCCAGGTAATCGCACCGAGCGCTGTCACAATGGCACTACTGGTGACAGTAAAGACGGAACCCAGCACGCCAGCAGCAGCGATAATGGCGTTAATCCCCATAACTACCGGCCACGCCACAAGACCAATACCGCCGATGATACCAATCAGAGCCAGAGCGCCACCGGCGATGATGCCGATGGTTTCCGCTAACTCCTTGTTGTTTTTTATCCAGTCATCAAGCTTTAGCACATACCGCGTTGCTGTCTGAGTTAGCTGACGCAACGAGCTATCTTGTTGGTCGTAGAGGTCGGTACCGACGGCCTCATAAGCGGATTGAAACTCTTTAAAGTCGCCGCCGAGGTTATCCTGCATAACCTTGACCAACTCCTCGGTTTTACCGTCTGAATCCTTTATCGTGGCAGTTAGCTTATCGAGTTTTCCGCTTGCTGCTGCCGCCATAAGTACACTTGCAGACTTCATGGCCTCCTCGCCGAATATCGTTTTCACGTACTCGGCCTTTTGTGAGGTACCAAGATTGTTGCGCTTAAAGCTGGCCTGCATTTCTTTCAGGATGGTAAATAGAGGGCGCGTATTGCCTTTGCTATCCGAGGTTTTAACTCCCAACTCTTTGAGCGCATCGTATGCTTTCCCTGTGGGTGCCTGTAATCTCGTAATAACAGCCGCGCCGCCCGTCCCAGCCATTGACCCCCTGATATTGTTGTCATGCAGCGTCCCGGTAATCGCTGCTGCTTGCTCAAGGCTTACTCCAGCATTCTTCGCAACAGGAGCAAGGTAACTTAATGAGTCACTTAACCCCTGAAAATCAGCGGTGGTTTTATTCATAGTGGTTGAGAGAACATCACCAATATGTGCGGCCGCATCATTAGAGAGCTGAAAGGCGGCTTTTGTCCCCATCAGCAGTTGAGCGTTTTCCTCCATTGTTTTCCGGTTAGCAAGTGACAGATTAAGTGTCACAGGTGTCATTGCTGCTATAGCTTCAGCATCACCACCACCTTTTGCGATAATAATCTGCGCACTGGCAGCATCGTCAGCAGAGGCTGCAGTATTGTCGCCGAGCTGGCGCGCCTGTTTGCGTAACGCCTGCATTTCTGGCGACTGCTTATCGACCCCGAGCACAGCCTGCAGCTCGGAGTTTTTCTGCGCAAAGTCATAACCGGGCATCAGCAATTTAACCCCGGCCATCGTTCCCGCTGTCGCAATACCGACCCCGGCAGCGCCTGCTGCGGCCATGTTACCGGCAAGCTCTTTACCTGATTTATATCGTTCTTTCACCCGGCTTAATTTCGCCTGCTGCGCACTGACGCGCGCCAGTGCCTCACGCTGGCGATTAAGCTGCGCCGTCGTTTCGCTGATGGAGGTTTTGAGCCGACGCTCATCGGCAGACAGGGTGCGGGTATTAATACCGGCCTGCATCAGCTCGGAGCGCTGGCGCTGTACCGATGTTCTCAGGCTGTTATATTTCGTCTGCAGCTCAGAGGCGGCACGCTTTGCCGCGTCGAGCGCCTGCGCCTGCGCGCGGGTCGGACTGGTGGTGTTTTTAAACTGCACAGCCAGCTCACCGGCTTCGCGCTTTGCCTTGTCAAGCGCCTGACCAGTCACGGCCAGTTGCGCGCTTGCCTTACGAAATCCGTCGATTTTCGACGCCTGACCGTTCAGGTCACGCAGCCCTTTTTGTGTGTCGCGAATATCTCCCGACAGGGATTTACTCGCGATCTGGATGGATTTAAGCGGTCGGGTCGCCTGGTCGACCGCTTTCAGCAATACCTCAAGCCTCAGGTTATTACTCATTGTGGTTTCCGCTACGCTGCAGCGCCTTTTCGCGCCATGTGATGAGCTCGGTCAGGCTCAAGGAACAGAGTTCTGATGGCGGCCAGTGGAATATCACTGCGATATCCGCCATCAGGTCATCAGTCGACAGGTCTGGCGGAAAGTCTATTCCGCCGAAGCCGGTGACAAAAAACCAATCACCTTAGCGGCCAGCGACAACATATCGGGCAGGTTCATCGCGGTAAGCTCCTGCGCGGTGAGCGCGGGGTAGGTCATGCGGGGCAGCACCTTAATCAGGGCGTCGACTTCGGACTGCGCCACCGCTGCCAGACTGACGCCGCGCAGGGTACCGGCGCTCGGCTCAATCAGGGTGACTTTATCAATCGTCTGACCGGCGCGCTTAATCGGTTTGTCCAGGGTCACGACGTTCGGGTTCACGGTGTCAGTTTCATTGCCAGCCGTATCAATAAATTCCGGGGTTTTGCGTGGTGCTTTTGCCATGATGTTTTTCTCTGTTCTGAATGGGGTTAATAACCGGCCAGCAGTGCTGACCGGTCAGGGAATTACAGCCCGATTGCGCGGCGGTGCTGCTCCAGACGGTCGACGCCGTTCACCTTTTCGACCATGTTGACGGTGTCGATTTCGATGACGTCGCTGCCATCAATCGTGAGGCGGTAGTAGGTGCAGACAGTCGACAGTTTGGTCGAGGTGTTTTCACCCTGCTTATTCTCGCCGCCGTCGATTTCTTTATGACGGCCACGCATGACCACCTCGACCGCCACGATTTCGCCGGTGTCGTCGCGCTGGTAAGAACCAGCAAAACGCAGCGGCACAGCATCAGCACCCGGGGCGGCGTACTGCGCCCACAGAGCCACATCCGGCAGGCCACCGACAGACCATTCGACGGTGAGCGCATCATCGTCGAGGCCGAGGTCAATAGACGCCGCGCCATTCATACCGCCACCGCGATAGTTTTCGAGCTTGCGGGTCAGTTTCGGCAGCGTCACGGATTCAACAACTCCCATGTAGCTGAGGCCATCGTTGAACATATTCAGATATTTGAGTTTACGGGGTAGTGCCATGTTGTTTCAGGCTCCTTAGCTGTTGACCGATTCGGCCAGATTCACCAGATATTTGTCGGTGATACGCTGGCGCAGGGTCAGGCTTTCCAGTGGCGGAACCGGTGTATAGTCGTAGTCGATATACAGTTTCCCGGCCTTGAGGGTTTCCTTGTCGTTCGATTCCTCGTCGAACCAGCATTCACCGTCCACGATGTAGCCGTTTGTTTTCAGTTCGCGGAATTTGGCATTGATGCCGTCAACAATGTCACGAATGAGCGTGGCGGTAATGGGCTTATCAACCGCCCACATGTGCGCCTCAGCCATCGTGTCGGCCAGTACCTGCGCGGTACGAGTGTAGTTCTCAAACAGAAAAAGCGGGTCATCTGAGCAGGTGCGGTTACCCCAGAAACGGAAACCGTCCTTGCGTACCAGTGTCGTAACCCCGGCCTTGTTGAGCAGGTCAGCATCGGTGCCGGATGCCTGCAAATCCCAAAACACTGAGGCGCTAATGCCGGTAACGCCCTGTACACCAACGTTAGACAGGGTTTTGTGCCAGCCGACAGTCTGGTCGATGTAAGCACGCAGGCCGAGTGCACGTGCAGTGGCGTAAGCCGTTGCGGTGGCATTTTTGACGGTGTCCCACGCGAGGAAATCAGGCCAGATAACCATCAGCTCACGCTGACTGAAATTCTCACGATAGGCTATCGCCTCGGAAATGGTTTTACAGCCCCATGCGCTGACATAACCAAAGGCGCGCAGGCTGATACAGATCGACGCAAGTGCAGTTGCAACCTCCTGCGTATCGAGACCCGGCACACCGAGAATGCGCGGCTTAACACCGGTGACCGCTTCGGCAGTTAACAGCGCCTTGATACCGGTGTACTTACCGTTTTCATCCGTGCCGCCGATAATGTTGGACGTGGTCTGCGCTTCTGCGTCGTCTCCGGTACCTTCAGCAACACGCACGACAACGGTGACAGGCTTTGACTGGTCGGCGATTGCCTGCAGGGAAGCAGCCAGCGTGCCTTTTTTACCGGCTTTCGCAATGGCGCTTTGCACATTGGTAATCAGCACCGGCTCATTGAGGGGAAACAGCGTGGCATCTGCATCGCTGGCTGTACAGACCATGCCAACGACTGCAGTCGCTACTGTGGAAATAACACGCGTACCGTCATTAATTTCGATGACCTGCGTGCCGTGGTGAAAATCACTCATCCGGTTAACTCCGTGGTTAAGGGGTGAGTATATTTTCAGGTCAGTACACAAGAGGGGGCTATTTGTACCGGCTGTCAGGTTGATGGCACAACGACAGGAAAAAGAAAAGGCGGGTAATAAACCCACCTGAATATTTAGCGTGGTATATCCGGCCAGTCAGGCGCAGATGTATCCACCCGGTTTACCATTACGCTGTAGAGTTCCCATGCTTCCAGCCGTTTAATCTCTTCATCTGTGGCGATTTTTAGTTTTACTGCCCGCGCCAGTGGTGCAATGGCTGATTCAGCCTCAGCAAGGCGGCGAACTTTTTCAGCTTCCGCCTTTTTACGCAGCTCTTCCGGCGAATAAACCCGTTGAACGACTTTACCGTCTTTAAACTGCCAGCCGCCTGAAATATCAGCGCGACGGTTTTCATCCGTATCAGGTAGCTCCGCCACGCTCTGGCCTGCAGGCCATAAACCGGAAATATCGCGCGTGATACACGTAATAACATCGTTATCGTCGTAGGTAATTTTCAGCGTGTC